TCTGTACCTAAAATGGTATTTAAGTACTTGTTAACTGCATTTTCGACCCATTTAATTGCAAGTTGACCACTACTTGTAACTGCCTCTGCAAGACCTAACTCAAAATATCTAAACCACTCATTACCGATTGCACCATAAGCTGAGTTCAAAGAAATCTTACGAACCATTTGGTTGTTATATGCAATTGCAATCTCTCTATTAAGTTCTTGTTTTCTTTTAAGGTCATCTGTTTGTTGAAATTCTTTCTGGAATTCAATCATTTTTTTCTTCCACAAAACTCTTTCATCATATAAGTTTTCTAGAATCTCTGGAAGGAAACCTTGTTTTCTTTTACTGAATCTTGCACCATTTGGTGTAGTTGCAAAGTTACCCTCTATTTGAACTTCTTTATTTAACATCTTTTCTACATTTACAGTATCCATTGTGATACCATTGTAGGTCTCTGGACTGATATTATATTGCATAATCAAATGAGGATACAGACTATTCAAGTCAAACGATACGACCCAATTGTGCATTCCGACCTGTGGTTCTTTGACATATGCACCCATGAATTTTTGTTTCTTAGGTGATGATGACCTAGATGGTGGGACAATAATATTTTGTTGTTTAAGTCTATTGAAGATTAGGATATCCCAGTATCTTACTTGTCTAAATGCATCTAGATAGTTGCACTTTGCAGAATAGGACATTGCAAGTAGTAGACCCATAAGTCCTAGTTTGTCATCTAGTTCTTCTACCAAAGTTACATCACGAACATTATACTCTAAGAACTTTTGATAATCTTTCTTGTAGAATAGATGCATTGCACCAAACTCTTCATAATTGATTTTACCTTTACCAAGTTCAATCTGTGATATGTTTTCTAGTTTATAACTATCTCTTCTTTTGAATGTAAACTTCTGATAAAGTTGTAAGTAATCTACAACCTCAACACCAGTTAGTGTGTATGCTTGTTGTTTCTTATTAAAGTTTTCCCACTCACGAACAGTTGTTATGTTCCAAGGTGAGAGTTGGTCTGCTATAGTCGTACTAAACAGTTTAGATATCCTATTATAAAGATAAGTGATATCAAACTGGTCAACATTCCATCCAGTGATAATGTCTGGATATATCTTTTTATATTCATCTAGAAAAGTCTTTAGTAGTTGTTTTTCATTTTGACAATGAAAGTATTTGATTGTGGGGTCATTGTGTTCCCATGCTTGTGTACCAAAAACATACTTGGTATCTTTACCAAACATCTTGAAACTGATTGCATTAATTTCTTCTGCAGCTTCTGTTGGTTCTGGAAATCCATTTTCACACTCACACTCAATATCAAGATTCATAATACGAACATGTCTCATCATCCACTGGATATCTTGAGGAAAGTACTCTGCAATATAAGCGTAGGGGTGTCTCTCAATCCCATGTACATCAAAACCTTCTACATCTTTCCACTTCTCACGAAACTGTCGTGCTTGTGCAATAGAGTTGAACTTTTTAGGTTCTAGGTTTTGTCCTTTTACAGAACGAAAGGATGAGTCTTTATTTGTTGGAACATAGAAAGTAGGTTTGTATTGTACTTGTTTTTGAATGTACTCACCATCCTTGAACTCACGAACAAGGATTAGGTTTCTATGTTGATAAACATTTGTATAAAAGTGCATATAACTAGTATACTACTAGATTACTTTTTGGTCAACAAAATGTTTTTGTAGGACTTGAATATTCTCTTCTGCTGTTGCAATTTTTAAAACTTGAGAGTTAATTGCATCTAACACATCTGGATGTTCACCTATACCAACTGGATTGTTCATATAGATTTCAATATTTGCTTTTGCTTCTGCAATTTCACCTTCGTACTTTTTAACAAGTGCATTTACGATTTGTTTTTTCATTATGTAATTATTGATGGTTGTGGTGGAGTAATTACTTGACCAGTGATTGATTCGTACTGATTACGAAGTTTGTCTTCTGGTTCTGCTGTAAATACTATATTTTTGTGGTTGACAACGATTGTTTCGTTTTTTGCCATTGACCCATAAGGGACTAACTGAATGTTAAATCCTTTTTCAGTTTGACTCATTAGGATACCAAGAGGGTTTTTCAAAGTAACTGTTGATTCACCTTCATCCTTGTAGTCTGTTACAAGTTCTTCACCTGTAACTAATTTCAAATATTTTATATTCATACTTCCTCTAGCATTGTCATTAATCGTTCTGCACGATTAGTAACTTGGTTATACCATCTTGAATCCCTTCCCTCTTTTGCAGCTTGTTTCCAATCATTAGATTCGATTGCAGCTTTAAAGTTTTTGAATTTAGATAGTCTTGTCATACCCATATTAAAAGTCATATTAACTAAAACTCTTTGTACCTCGTCTGGATAAGATTCTAAATCTGGATAAAGTTTTCCACATTCTTCTACATGTTCTGCAAAATCATGATTCCATACTTCATCCACCCTTTCTTCTGATACTGGTGTATCAACTTCTTGACCAAACTCTTGGTCTGATTCTTTAACTAAATGTCCAATACCAAAGGTTGGGTAACCTAAATGGTCTTTGTAGATTGCATAAACGACACCTTCGTCCCTTATGATTTCGTACTTAAGTTGACTTGGATTCTTTATGTTCATCTTTGAGTAACTCCACGGCTTTATCACCTTGTTGTTCGAGCATTTCAATAAGTATATCACCCATGATTTGATTAAATTCAACATCTTCTGATATTGTTTCTCTCATAGAATCTGGACATTTACGAACTGCTCTAGTAAAATTTATTGTTGGTGGTTCATCTTCATTTTCTACTGGTAGAAATTGAACTTCACCATAGGTATATATGACTCCTTCATATTTACCCTCAGTTATTTCTACACCATTCTCACCATCGTTTGCATTGATGACAATTTTATATTTTGGTGTAGACATTACTGTGCCTTGTGAACTTGGTTTACAATTTTAGACTTAACTTCTCTAGTGTTAACTTTAACACCAAGTTCCTTACCTTTCTCAACTAACTGTGCTTTAGTAAGTGCAGTCAATCTTGCTTTTGAAAGTTTAGGAGTAGAAGGAGTTTTCTTAACAGTATTTGTAACCACTGGTGTTACATTAGTTGTTTGTCTATATGAATAGACTCCCAATCCAATGATACCTGCGATAAGAACAAGTGCAACTATTGATAATGTATCCATAATTTATTCCTCGGTTTGTGAATCAGAGTCTACTGACTCATCTTCGTTAATTGGAAAGTTTAACCCAAAGTGACTTTTAATTTCTTCTAAAAATACTTCTGGTTTACTTTTTTCATATGGGTCAGTTTTACAGTTATCCTGTAAATTTGGTTCAATACTTAGTAGTTCGACACTTCCTTCGGACACTAACATTGCATATCTCCAAGACCTTAACCCAAATCCTAGATTCTCCTTTCTAACAAGAAGACCTAGTTGTCTTGCAAGGTCACCATTACCATCTGGTAAAGGTTTCACATTTTTAATACCTAGACTTTCAAACCATGCATTCATGACGAATGTATCGTTTACAGATGTACAGTAAACTTCGTCAACACCAGCTTCTTTGAACTGGTCATACATTTCCTCGAAAGTAGGTAGTTGGAAGGTAGAACATGTTGGTGTGAATGCACCAGGCAATCCAAACACTACAATGGTTTTATCTTCCATTAAATTATCTAAATGAACATCATTCCAGTCTCCATCTTGTCTCATTTGAAACACGACATTTGAAAGGTCATTCATATTTCCTTTATTTAACATAATATAATTTCCTCGTTATATTTTAATAACTATATTTAGTATACCACGAGACTGGAATGTGTCAAGCAATTATTTACTATTAAATCCCCATCCATGTTCTGTTAGGAACTCTTTAGATAGTTTTTTAGTTCCAATAGAAATCTTTTTAGGTTTCTTTTCTTCTGGAATGATTTTAGTAATAGGAATTCCAAGAATACCATCTTGTATAGATGCAGAACCAACTTCTACATCATCTGCAAGAACAAATTTTCTTGACCATTTCCTAGCTGCAATACCAGTGTGAACTGCATGTGAATTTGCAATCCTTTCTGGATTTGGATTCTCTTTATCACCAACGACTTTTAGTTCATTTTCTTGAACTGTAATGTCGATGTTGTCTTTACCGAATCCAGCACACGCAATCTCGATAACGAAGTGTTCGTCATCAATTTTTGTGATATTATAAGGTGGGTATGATTGACTGTTGTTTCTTTGAACATCATCTATTCTTCGAAAGAAGTCATCCACACCAATTGAGAATGGACTTGTCAGTTTTAACATTTCCTGTAAGTCCAGCGTAGTTAATTTTACCATTTTTGCCTCCTGTTTTTAGCAAGGTTAAATTGTATTTGGAATCTCCCATTGAGCATTCCTATTAGTATATATAAGGATTAATCTTTAGATTTCAAGTCTTTTTCAACAAATTCTTTAATTTTATCTAATTTATACCATAAACTAGAGTAAATTGTCTCTCTACCATCTGGATAATGCACAATATATCGTTTATATCCAAAAGGTCTATCAGAGAAGATTCTTACATCCCCATAACTTTCTTCTAATAATCTCATAGTTCCTATTATCTCACAGAATGGTTATTTGTCAAGTGAATATATTGTAATTGGTTCTTCTTTACCTTTTACTTTGATTGTGTCTACTAATGTAAATGCAATCTCTGGACATTGCATATATGTAAATTCAGATATCAATACTTTATGGTCTAGGTAATCACCTCTTGCAGCTTGTGCTTCAAGTCTTGCACCTAAATTTACTGCATCTCCAATAACTGAGTAATCGAATCTTAATTCAGAGCCCATATTGCCAACAATACAATCTCCTGTGTTAACTCCTATGCCTACATTGATAGGTGGTAGTTTAAGTGGTTCAAGTTCTATGTTAAGTCTCTCTGTTGCTTCGATAATCTCTCTTGCAGTTTCTACAGCTTTACTTGGATGGTCTTCACAATCTAAAGGAGCATTCCAGAATGCCATAATACAGTCGCCCATATACTTGTCGATAGTTCCACCATTCTTGAGAATAATTTTTGTTTGCATATCTAAAAATCTGTTAATAAGTTCTACTAATCCTTCTGGGTCATTTTTATTTTTAAAAGCTTCGCTTATGGGGGTGAATCCTACAATGTCAATAAACATGAAAGTCATCTCCCTTCTATCTCCACCAAGTTTTAAAAGTTCTGGATTTTCT